AAGTATCTCTATTCAAAAGGACTAAAGAAATCACATATTTTATTTGGAGAGCCTAAAATAAAATCGGTACAAACTATTTGTATTACAGAGGGAGCATTAGATACTATGTGGTTAACTCAACATGGTTATACAAGTGTTGCTTTACTTGGAGCATCATTTTCATATGAACAACAAGACAGACTCAAGGCACTTAAGCCAGAAGAAATAGTTTTATGTTTAGATAATGATTCGGCAGGAAAAAGAGCAATGAACCGCATAAACACTTGCATGAAAGACACATGTATGATATCATGGATAGAGTTACCTGAAAAGGTAAAAGACGTACAAGAGATACGTCAACAAGCATTACTTAAACAAGTAATTGAAAATAGAGCTTTTTGGTAAAAGCTGAAGGAGTAAAATATGGGTGGTATTTCCGCTATACAAAACAGGGTTGATGAGCGAACTAGTCCGCAATCAGATCAATCCTCTGGTCAAGAAATCTTTTTTAAAGATGGTGATCAGGCATTTCTAACCCCAGTTGCGTCGGGGAATGAAAATGACCTCTTATTAGATGAGGTTTATCTATACACTTATCGGTCAGGTAATCGATGGATTAACTTACTGAAGGCTGATGATGTGGATGCTTCGGATGTTCCAGATAATGTCCGTGCTTCTCATAAGTTTGCATTTTGGGCTTATGTCCATGATATTATGCATACAGAGAAGAGATTTGATGATTGGGATGAGATAGAAGGGCCTCAAGGGAAGAAGATGTTTGTACAACATATTAATGATTTTAGAGTAATCCCATTAGGATTTGGTCGTAGTAACTACGTTTGGAATCAACTTGTAGATATCTACAACGATTGGGGGTCATTAAATAAAGGAGTAATACGTGTAAAGCGTACAGGTACAGGTATGTACGATACTTCATACACCCTTACAGCAACTGCTCGAAAGACAGAAGTTCCAGCAGATAAATTAGAGGCAGTTTCTGATCTTGTAGAAATTAAAGCTTACTACAAAGATCGTTATGGTCAAGTTGTAGAACCTACACAATCAAGTGAAGGGGTATCTCTAGCTACAGGAGACTTCACCGAAGACTTATTCAAGTAATTATTGTCTAAGTATTCTCTATGGGGGGTAAATCCCCCATAGAAGTTTACAGAATTATGTTAGTAACACCAGATACATATGATGAGGCTCTTGAGTATATTCAAGAGTATCCTGCATGGACAGTTGATGTAGAAACTAATGGTTTTAACTGGTATGATACAAATCAAATTTGTGGTATTGGGGTAGGAGTTGGATGGGAACCTAAAACTTTCTATTTTCCCTTTAGGCATTTTCCTTCGGAAGATTCTACGAATTTACACCCACCTCAATTGTTTCGCTTATTAGAAGCGATGAACAAATGTGAGATTCTAATTGGATATAATATAAAATTTGATTTACATTTCTTAGAAAATGAGGGACTTAGAGTAGACGATAAAAAACTTATTGATGTTATAGTCCTAGTACGGCTTACAGAGCCCTCTGACGTAAGAGAATTTTCCTTAACAGCCACAATTAAGCGTAATTATGGGGAAGAAGCGGCTGAATATGACATCTCAACTAAGAAATTATTACGTAAGAATAAATGGCATAATGATTTTTCCCAAGCTCCTGCAACTATTTTAGGGCCTTATTGTGAAAAAGATGTTGAATACACGGTCAAATTACATAAAGATAGTCTTAGAAAATTATCTAGAACAAAACAAAAGAAAGTTTTTGAATTAGAACAAGAACTAACTCATGTATTATATGACATGGAAAAAAGAGGATTACCTGTAGATAATAATTATGCAAGAGAAGCAGCAGGTAAAATTTTACAACGACAAGAACAGATAAAAGATCGTATTTTTAAGACCGTAGGATACGAATTTTTAATTACAAGTCCTATGCAAGTTGGAGAAGCTTTGAAATCCTTAGGTATTGAATCGACTGTTAAGACAGTTAAAGGTAATGATTCATGGGGAGAAGAAGCATTAGCCCAAATTAATCATCCAGTTGCAGGATATATGAGACAATATCGAACTTTAGATAAATTACGAACTACATATCTTGAACCTTATTTCGATATGGATAATGTTCATACTACATTTTGTAATTGGGGAACTTTAACAGGTAGACTTTCTTCCAGAACCCCTAATTTACAAAATTTGCCTCGAACACATTTTAAGTTATCTGACGATCCTCTTACAGCCGAAGATAGGGATATAGTACGTGGGCGTATTTCAGCGGCGGTATCGGCTAAAGGAGGCTCGTTTAATGACGCATTATCTGATGATGTTATCGATACTTGGGGTTTTATTGGAGATGAATCTTATAATGAACAAGAAGAAACACAGATATCTATACGTAGATTATTTATACCTCGCCCCGATCACACTTTAGTTAGTTTTGATTATTCTCAGATGGAGGTACGGGTCTTTTTAGATTATTTTCGTAATAAGGAAATAGATAAATTATTGAAAAAGGAAAATGTAGACTTTCATGGGGAAGCGGCAACTCTGGCTTTCGGAGTAAAAGAAGGAGATTCAGAATATAAGTATTACAGACAAATGGCAAAAGCAATTACATTTGGAACTATATATGGAATTGGAGCAAGAAAGTTAGGTATCCAACTAGGTGTCTCTATGCAACAGGCTTCTGAATATAAGAAACGATATTTTAAAGGTTTGAAAGGCTCACGAGAATTCTTTGAGAAGGTTGTACGAATTGTAAGTAGTCGAGGGTGGATTAAGAATAGATTTGGGCGATTATATATTGTACCGAAAGATTTAGCTTATAAAGGTGTAAATTATCTTGTTCAAGGTACAAGTGCTGATATATTGAGTGAACGAATGATTGAAGTACATAAATACCTACAGGATAAGAAAAGTGAAATTTTAGTACAGGTACATGATGAAATTATTTGTGAGATACATAATACAGAACTAAATGACGTAACACCTAATATTCAAACGTTATTACAGGAGAATTCTTTAGGTATTCCATTAGAAGTAGATGTTGAGATATGTTCTCCCTCTTGGGCGACAAAGAAAGATTTTACACCAGTATCTAATGACCTACCACACATAGAAGAAGAGGAAGATATCATAGAGTGGGCAATAGATTGGTCTTAAAAGCACATCAACGATTTAGTGATTATGATAAAGAACATAGTTGGCAATATGAAATTCGACTTCAGAATAAAGCAGAGGATTTACAACTAGCTAATTTATCCGAAGAATATGTTAATTCGTTATCTATTGAAGATTTTGAATTTGATTATATTCCTAAACATGATAAAGAGGGTTGTCGTGAGGTAAGAGAATTTATTGAACGTCATGAATGGCTTGGTAAGATGCCTGTATGGGTAACAGATAGGTTTGTGGCTCGATTGAAAGATTCAAATCTTTTAGCAGGGGTGGTGGTTATGGCGACTCCTAACTCATTTTCTAATTTATTAGGGTCTGAAAGTAAGGGTTTAGAAAAATTAATTGCTAGAGGAGCTTGTATATCATGGTCTCCAAAGAATTTAGGATCATGGATAATCATGCAGTCTATTAAATGGATGGTAAAACATACCGACTTTCGATACTTTACTGCTTATAGTGATCCTGAAGCCAAAGAACTAGGTACTATTTACCAAGCTTGTAATTTTATATATCTAGGACAGAAGTTTGGGAGTGGTTATCAATACCTCGATCCACAGAATCGAGAACGAGGATGGTTTGGGGATTCTGGATTTAACGATAGAAGTCAAATTGTTCGATATGCAAAGGCATTGGGCTTGACATGGCAACCAGAATGGTATAAAATGGTAGGAGCTAAAAAGAATTACCGTAAAGTAGACTGGAAAAATATACCAGAATCTACAGCACAGTTATTAAAGCAAGAACGTACTAGACATAAGAGTATATGTGAAAAAAGACGTTCTCCCGTAAAACATAAATATTGTTATATTTTGGGGAGAACTAGAAAAGAAACAAAAAGTTTAGTACAACAGTTTAAAAAATATAATCCAGATAAAATTAATTTATCATATCCCCAAATAAGGGGTAGTTAGGAGTAGTAATGGCTAAGGTTGGACTTAAATTAGGCTTTACTTTTAGAGTAGGGCCTTTGGATACAAATCAATATGCACGTATAGATTGTGAAGTACATGATATTGATACAGAACAAGATGTGGCTACCCAACTCTCAGGAGCACAATCAGCTTTGGGAGATATATGGACACATGTTCGGAAAACAGTAGATAAGAATATTGAAGATGTTCTTGAAGAAGGGGCATCAAAATGATACGTGTAAATAAAGATAAAACTAATATTACACATCAATTGTCACGAGCTATGGTACTAGAACAAGTTTTAGCTGAAAGAGAACGTCAAGATAAACGTTGGGGTGATCAGACATTCAATACAGATGATCATTGGACAGTTCTTTTAACGGAAGGATTGGGAGATGTAGCTAGAGAAGTATATGAAAAGAACTTATCAGACATGTATACAGAAATTATTCAATGTGCCGCAATATGTTTTGCGTGGGCAGAAGCTTATAACAACCGAGATAAACAAATACCAAGAGGAATATAGATGGAAACTAATAGTGAAAAAATTATTGAATCTTTTTTAAAAGATAAAAAATTAAATTTTTTTCGGGGAGATGATGAGCAATTTGATTATATGAAAATTCCATTTAATATTCCCGTTTTAGATAAATTAACTGGTGGAGGTATTCCAAAGAAACGATTTACTATAATATATGGAGCAACCAATGTAGGTAAATCTTATTTAGCCTCTCAAATTTGTGCTAATGTTTTAAAGGCTGGGGGTACAGCGGCATGGGTTGATACGGAATTATCGTGGGATGCGAATTGGATGGAACGTTGCGGTGTAGATATTTCTAAAATACTTGTCTCACAACCACCGAATGGAGAAGAAGCATTTGATTCTGTTCGTACATTGTTAGATGCGGCGTTTGATGTAGTTGTATTAGATAGTATTGCAGGACTTGTTCCCCATAAAAATTTAGACGAAGATTTTTCATATAATCCTATAGCATGGCAAGCACGATTTGTAACTCAGTCATTACCTAAAATTATGCCTAGTCTTTCTAATGGGGGTGCTTTAGTGGCTATTAATCAAGTTCGGAATAGTATGGGCCCAGTTGCATTAGACCCTATGCCCGGTGGATTGGCTCAAACATTCTTTGCTCATGCTTTACTACAAGTAAGACGGGAGGGCTGGATAGAGGAACCAAAAGGGTCAAAAAATAGAGTAGGATTTGAGATGCAGGTGCGATTACGAAAGAGTAAAGTTGGAGGAGAGAACTGGGATTCTGTAACAGTTCCTTTTAGAGTAGATGGAGGTATAGATATATTAGAAAGTTATATTAGAGAAGCTATACAGAAGAAAATAATTATTCAAGCTGGCCCGTGGTACACATATAAAGAACAGAAATATATGGGGTTGAATAGTTTGAAACAATTGTTCTTAGAAGATGAAGCCCTTGCGGAGGAACTAAAAGAAAATGTTACCTCCTAGAGATTATACAGCCCAAGAAAATATTATTGCTGAATATTTATCTGAATGGGGATTACGATATGATACACAGGTTTGGTTTCAACCTTACACAGTAGATTTTTTTATACCAGAGATTCATACAGTAATCGAAGCTGACGGAATATACGGACATTTAAGTAGTCAAGATAAAAGAAGAGATGAACGTTTATTGTATATCTATGATGACGATGTACATATCGTTATACATTGTAGAGAAACAACTAAAAAGAAAATTAAGGATTTTTTATGGCGGGAATTAAACAAATTGGGACAACCACAGGAATAAAAAAACGTAAACCAAAACGACAATCTGCGGCGAGAACCACTAATCAAGATAAAGAATTTTTAGCTTTATTAGATGAACATCTGAAAGGTAAAATGTCTCCACATCGAGGTAATGTTTTCTATCCATCAGCGTTAGGTAGTACTTGTGATAGATATTTATATGCATCATTTAATGGTTTATTACTATGGGAAGATTTAGACCCTAGAGTAAAACGTATATTTGATGTGGGGTCTGGCTTAGAAGATCGCATGACTAAATATTTTACGAATATGGGTATATTAAAAACACGAGAATACCCTGTTTCATTAGACTCTCCCCCTATTAGTGGGAGATTAGACTTTCTCGTTATTCATCCAACTAAAGGAGAAGCTATTGTAGAATTAAAATCTATTAATGAAAAAGGATTTAAAGAATTAAAACATGCCCCAAAACATGATCATTTAGTTCAATTACAGATTTATTTAAACTTACTAAATAAAGATTACGGGATTGTTTTATATGAAAATAAGAATGATCAAACTTTAAAAGCTTTTAAAGTAGATAGAGATGTTACAATGTGGGAGAAATTATTAGAACGTTGTGTTACAATTATGAATATGCTACAAATTCCTGAAGTGTGTACAGGAGATACATGGTGTAAATGTAAGGGAGTTAAAAATGGTAAATTATAAAGAAGGTGAACAATCAGAGAAATGGACACCTATGAAAGCATTAGGTAATGTCAGACGGCGATTAGCTTCTGATTTACAAGTTTCTTCTTTTGATTATGACTTAGACAAATTACCTAAAATTC